GCACGTCGCTAGCGTGCGCCCTGGCGTCTCAGGCGCCCAGAGGGATTCAGATATGACTATCCAGAGTCTGAACTGGAATTCCGCCCCTCCCCATCAAAACATTCCTAAAACAACAAAACATGTCAAACCCCGCCCGCGCTCCCAAAGAATATACGACGCAGCAGCTCGCGTTCTCGTCTTCGCCGGATGCTTTCTTACCTTCTGGATACGGCGATCTTGCCAAGTCATACAAGAGGACGGAGACGGCTCAGGCGCTCCTCGAGAAGCTGGACATGCAGCTGGCTCCGGCCATCGTGATTCCCAAGGAGTTCACCGTAGACGCGCGCATCCTCACCTGCAAGGGTGTGGCTCTCGCGACGGCGAAGGTGGGCGCGATCAGCGCGCGGGTGAGGACGGACCATGCGAAGAGGGTGCTGGGACCAGCGTACGCGGCGCTGCCCTCGTCGGGCCTGTTCAGCAAGGATATTGTCGGGGCGGCCATGAGGGGGAAGGTGTACGTGGACGCGGGGACCGAGGGGGCTCTGGGGCGCCTGGCTAAGGCGTACCCGGCCCGGGGAGTGAGGCCCTCGCGGCCCGTGTCGGCCGATGAGGCCGACGCGGCGCTGCGCCGGTGTGGCCTCGACATGAGGGGGCTTCCGGCGCCCGCCCTGAGGCCGTTCCCGCTGGTTGCGAAGGCGGGCGAGGTGTCTGTCACCGTGAACGAGAAGTCCGACAACGGCTTCCCGGTCCTGGGGCAGTGGTCCACGCCAGGCGCGGCGCAGCTGGCGGCTAGCCTGGCGGTCTCGATCGACGAGGAGCTGCGGGCGACGAACGACGTCGTGGGGTGGGTGAGGCGGGCTGAGGCAGAGCGGCCGTATCTGGTGGCGGTGCGCGGCAAGGCCAAGGCGGATTACTATGCCCAGGCGAAGGTGGTGGGGGCGCTGATGCGCTTTTACAATGCCTTCCCACGTCAGATCATGCTGCTGATGCAGCGCGCCACCCAGGTGCTCGAGCAGAACAGCTCGAACATTCTCAATGGCGGCGGCTTCTCTGGCATTGGCATCACGCTGGTGCGCGGGGGGGCGGCCGACCTGGTGGAGGCCTTGGACGCCCAGCTGAAGCTGAGGGGCGAGGCCTACGTGCACGTGGGGGATGACTCGTGGGTGGTGGTGAAGCGGCGCGGCGTGATCAGCATGTTCGCGCTGGACTGCAGCAACTTCGACCTGACGCAGCACTCGACGGTGACGAAGGCCGTGCACGATGCCGTGCGTGCCCAGCTGCGGCTGGTGGACCCGAAGTCGGCCGACTTGTGGTATGCGTTCGCGCGGGAGCGCCTCGTGGTCGTCACGGGGTCTCTCGTGCGGCGCTTTACGCACGCCGGCCCCTCCGGCATGCCCCTGCAGTCGAAGGTGAATGACATGCTGATGGACGTCATGATCACGCGGACGCTGGAGGCTTTGCGGGGGGGGTCCATGGAGGAAGAGGAGGTCGCCAGGGTGGTGGCCAAGGAGGGGGCCGCGATGGGCTTCACCGTCCGCCTGGAGCAATTCTGGGAGGGCAGGGGGGCCACGCTCAAGGAGGCGCTGGAGCAGCGCCCGTTCCTGTTCATCGGCAACTACTTTCACGTGAGGGACGGCAAGGTGCTGGTGTGCTGCGACGTGAGCCGCACGTACGCCCAGGTGCCGTACCCCTCGCTGAAGTGGTGCAAGACGAACAAGGACCTGCAGGTGATGGAGGCGATGAGGCTGGGCTCGATCGCGCTGAACCTGGGCATGCCGACGCGGGAGCTGGAGGGGTCCTTCGAGGCGTTTCGCCACGAGGCAGGCGCCCTCCTGGAGCTCACGCTGGCAAAGTTCGGGGACAGCTCGGATGAGCGCCTGCGCTGGGCGGTGCAGGAGTCACCCTTCGGGGACACTACGGTGCCTTCGTTGAGCGGTCTCTTGCGCGCTGTGCGGCGGGACCCGGCCCGATTGTGGCTCTTCAAGGAGCCAGAGCTCATCACCACCTCAGAACTCCTTCCCATTCCCGGCACGAGCTGGGCCGACGAGGTCGAGAGGGAGGAGGAGAATGAGGCGAAGCAGCTGGGCTTGTCGCTGGCGCGGCCCCTGGCGGATCTCTCCATCGGGAAGCTGTGGCTTCCGAAGAGGCAGGTCCCTACGCATCCCGCGTCCGTGGCCAACGACGGACGGCCCCCGCCCACGGTGGTGTGGGGGCCACCCAAGGATCCCAAGTCGAAGGCGCCCAGTAGGCGCGAGCGGCGAAAGGACCTTGTGGGGCGGGAGTACCGCAGCGCCCTCGAGGAGGAGCTGTGGCAGCGGGACCACGAGTGGAGCGAGGAGTACTCGGACTAGTTGGAAGCGACATGGAGGGAGGTGGTTCCTTTCGTTATTCTTGAGGTTTTCTGGCTGTCTTCACCCTGAGAAGAGACAGCCTGGTACGGTCACCGTGGACCTAAGCACGGACCCCGCCCACCAGACATCTATCCAAACATGACTAAAACGAAGACGCGTAAGACGCAGAAGACGATGAAGAAGATGAGCGGGCCTACGCCACGGCGGAAAGCTCCGGTGATGTCCAATCTGGACCAAGCAGCCGCTGAGTACGCGCAGCTGCTTGCGGACCCTTGTAATGCGAACCTCACTCGCACAGTGTGGCCGGGCGCGGGTGGTGCTTTTGTAGGACGCTTCGAGTACGACTCGATCATCGGCAACGATGCGGTGTCCACCAACACCACCATCCTATTCACACCCGCGCTTTGTGGCGGCACAAGTGGGGTCCTGGCAAATAGCGTGCCTAGCGCGACGGACACGAGCGCGTGGAACTTGACGCTCCCTTTGGGTGCGCCTGGGACCTCGTTCTTGGCGACCACCGACCAGTTTCGGCCGGTGGCTGCTTGCGCGGAGGTGTATTGGCCAGGCACGGAGCTTAACAGGTCCGGCATCGTGAGCCTGGGCGTCGTTGACACGGGACTCATCAATACGTACAGTGCAGGCAACCTGGGGTCGACCGCGATCTTCAGGCAGTTGTGCCAGCACACCGAGCGGATGCCGGTCAACAAGGCCACTGTCAACTGGAGGCCGGGCAATGCTGATCAGGACACATTGCAGTCGGTTGCCTCCGCCAACTTTTACGGGCATCAGTCCATTTTGATCACAGCATCAGGTTTTCCTGTCAACACGGGCATCCGGGTGCGGCTTGTGGTTGTCATGGAGTGGTGGCCTAAGGCTGGCACGGGCTTTGTCAGTGCGGTTCCCCGGTCGGTCAGCAAGACGTCAGTGCAGGAGGTGCTCACAGCGCTTGATCGCACGGGCAATTGGCTGTTCAACACGTACGAGAAGGCGCGCCCATATCTCAATGGGGCGGCGCGAGTCGTTAATGCGGTGACGTACGGCGCAAAGACCCTTGGGCCGGCGTTGCTGGCGATTTAAGGCCAAGGAGAGTCGTGGCCTGAGTCTTCACAAACCGGATGGACCGGTTCTCCTATGTACACGGGAGTTTTCATGTGGTTCGATTCCACCCAGACACTGGA